AATTTTGATTTGTAAACTCGTTCTTCTCTGCAAACTGCTGCCCAAAAGTCTTCGAGTTCATCGAAATACCAGGTGCAAGAATAGAACCCAGCTTCATCTTTGAATTTTGCTTTATACTTTTTCATACCTCTGAGATTATAGGTACGATGTGCCAAAATAAAAGATATCCAAATATTGCGATTGCAATGCTACCAAATAACCCTTCTCGGTCAGTTTGATAAAAGTCTTTAAAAAACTTGATAATTTTTTTCATTTGATTGTTGGTTTAAGATTGCCGAAGAATCCGCTTCGGCTCGGGTTTATCTTTTTTTATTTTCGATTATAGACCAATTTATATTACCTGAAAATTCAAGCTTTAAGCCACTATTTTCTAAATCAAAAGAAAGCAAATCACGTTCTCCTAAATAATGCCCAGTAATAAAAGGGAAAAAATCATTAGAAAATTCTATGTCAAAATCGTGAAGACCCCATCCCCTTGTAGCTGAAAAATAAACTCCATTTTTTGAAAAAAGATTAACCCTTTTCCCCATAAATGTTACAAATTTCCCACTTGCAACACCATTTTTTAATTCTTGAATTGTCATTTTGTTAAGGTTTAAGAAATAGCATCGTTGCTATCTTGTTCACAAATATAAATATAATTATTAAATAAAAAAACTTTATATAATTTTATTTTAATAATATCCCAATTATTTATTTAACGGTCGTATAAAACAAAAATCCCCACCGATATGACCAATGGGGATTCTATTACTTAAACCTATTTAACCTTTTAACTAAATAATGAAACACAAACCTACAAAATTTTTCCTTCTCTTATCTGAATATTATTAACTTTTGATTTACCATTCTCTATTTCAACAATAGCCATCCCGTGATTATGCATAGAGAAAGGCATATACTTTGGACTTAATAGAGTCAAGCACCCCGTACTATAAGTGTTTACAAATTCTTTAAATCCTGTTTTCTTTTGAGTTGTAGATGTACGATGAACGTGACCAATTAATGTATTGCAAATAGTTTTGTTAAATAGATTCTGACTTGGATTTATCCCTCCAGCGCCTTGTAATTCGTGTCCGTGTAACACTAATAAATCTCCCATTTCCATGCCTTGCCAATCCTCAACCATTGTAATGCCTAACTTATCTAACCTAAAAAATACATCAAATTGTAGGTCGTGTAACTGAGCAAATTCTTCAGCCTCCACATTTAACGCTTTTGCAAATCTATTTTCATGGTTTCCTAACTTGTAATAAATCGGAATTGTTCTAAATAAATCTCTAAGCCTCTGCAAGAAATCCCGATTCATATCGACTTCCCTTTTAAAATCTCGCATATCCTTTTCCTTCTCGTGTCTGGAAATAGAATAGAAATCTTGAATATCCCCATTTAAATATAAGCAGTCAATCTCTTGCTCCTTTAAATGCCTGATAGCACAAGTCAAAGCTTGCAAGTCGTGATAAGGGAAATGTATGTCTGAAAGTATTCCAATCTTTTTTAAATGATTTGGAAGTTTAGCAGATAAATATTCCTTGCCAATGCTTTCTTCAATTCCAAAATTGTCTAAAGTTTCAAGATTATAGTTTGCGACTACTGGAGGAATGAGTTTATTAACTTCTTGAGTTGACCTTTCTCTTGTAGAAATATTTTTTTTTGTCATGAATTTTCTCAGAGAATCAGCCTTTTGATAACCATACATTTCAAAGAATGAATTGTAAAAATCCGTCTTACTTAGATTAGTTGAAAAAAAATGTTCTTTAATTTTTACTATTTTATCTTCCAGCTTCATATTCTTCCATTAAGGTATCGACTAAAAATTCGATATTGTTTAACACTTTCATTCTTAAAACGTATGCAGCATCATCAACGTGTTCGATGTTCTCCATTACATCCATCATCGTGTCAAGTAAATCCTTTGCCCTTGATTTTGGCTTGTCCATCGGCTCGATGTCAATTTTATACATAGATAAATCTTAAATATAAGTAACCAAAGATTATCAATCCTTGAAAAATAATAGTTAAGATACACCAGGTCGGAATGATATTGGTTATTTTTTCTTTATTAGTCGATGAATTATTAGTATGTAAACTTGAAACGTACATATTTTTATACACGTTTTCTATTGAATCGATATTTACCGTTGCTTGAATGTTGCCTTTGTAAGACCTGATAATTATCTTGCCCTGAGGAACGGTTATCTTTGAATAGAAAGTGTTTAATATGCCCGTAGAATCGCAAGGATTCTCAATGATAAGAGTATCATATACGGCATTGAATTTGGTAATTACTTTGTAGTCACGAATCGTATCAATTCGAATCTTTTCTTTTTCGATTATGACCGATTTTTGTGGCTTACAAGATTGAATAAAAATGACAAATAAAAATAAGTAAATCGGAAAACTTCCGAGTTTGGCTAATTTATTTTGCATAATTTGTCAAATTTTAAAATACAATTCTGATTCAGCGTTTCTTCGAAGTGTCAATCCATTTAAGACTTTGCCTCCGCTCTTATTCCATTTTAAAAATTCTAATTTAATTGAAGTATCATTTGGATCAGCATTTACTTTTTTAAGTAAGGTGCTTTTCTTTAAAGACCCAGCGCCCAAGTTATAGCAAAATGATACCAGTGCATCGAATTGGTTCTGATTAATGTCATCACGGCAAAATGAGTCAACGCTCCGTTCATAATGTTTTATCACATTTAAAAAAATATCGGTCGCTCTTGCTTCACTAATAGGTGCATCGGTCATTCTAACCTTTGTGCCATCTTCGTAATAAGTGCAACCGACTGAAATCGTTGGAATACCAGCGGGACATAAGTAAGGTTTGAGTTTAACTCCCTCAAACCTCTTTATTAGGCTTAGTCCTTTTTGGCTTATTTGGCTGATGCTCATCTAATTTTGCTCTTAATTCAATGTTTTCACTTCTTAAATTATGAATCTCAGTAGTTAAAGTTTCAACTTTTTCTTTCAAATCAGCAACCTCTGCCTTTAAATCAGTTGCCATTTCACGCCAAATTTTAATCGCCTCTTGAACGTTTGTAATCTCTGAAGATTGAACCTCTATTTTTTCTTTCTTTCTACCAAATAGCCAGGTAATTAATGAACCAAATAAACCCGTTGCGCCTGGTATTATTACCTCTTCCCAATCATTCATTATTCGCCTTCAATTTCGGGTTCAACTTCTTTAACAATTGGAGTAACTACTTTTTCTTTTAAGCCTAATGTTTCAAGCGCCCATTTAACAATAAAAGAATCATCGATTCCCCATTGCGCCACGATAGGCTCAGGGATTATCAGATTGCCTTCTTCAATCATAGGATTAAATTGGCTCATTAATTTAAAATACAAAGTTTGCTCAGGCTTTTGAAGTTCATAGTTAACGACCTTGATTTCCACTCGGTCTGCTATTTCTCTTACACCTTTAATCGGCTCAATGAATACTATCATATTAGTCTTTAATAAATATTTCTAATAATTGTGCTTTTGCTAACACGGTAAACGACTCTGAATCTTTTACAAATCCTTTTAAAGTTTCTTGGTCTGACTTGTCTAAATCTAAGGCTTCTCCTTTAAATAATTTCTTTGCCCAATCCCAAAATTTAAGTGCATCGCCTTTGGATGCGGAGGCTAATGCGCCAGCTAACATTTTACCAGCGTTACCACCCTCAAATACTTGGTCATCAAGACCGATAAAGTCAAAGTTAAAATCTAATTTCATTTGGTTGTTTGTTTAGTTTACAATCATAAATAGCTATTATCCAAAATTTTACCAATATATGTAATCGCCATTAAAGTCAACAAGAAAATTAAAAGTCGTATTTCTATATTTTGGCTCATTATAACTTCTATCTATTTGTGTTAAATGATACGGATTCATATCTATTAAATCAGATTTAATTAAATTACCATCTTTATATATTTTATAAAAAATAACAATACCAAAAAACTCATTATTATAATATGGGTAACTTGTATTTACAACTCCATTTTTAGTATCTCTTGTTGGATTTACTACATAAATTGGACTATAAGCAAAAAATTGCTGGTTAATAAATCCTATTGGTTGTGGTTGACTATAATTTGCTTGATTGTTAACTGAATAAGTATATGTCAATCCATTAACATCATTAGGTATTCGACCAAGTGGTTCGAAAAAAATTGGCAAAAATGAATAATTATTAGACCATATTGTTGTAATGTTTCCAGAATTTATAAATGTATTATTTACATAGTTTTTGACCAAAGTTAGTCGCTTTCTTGGAACGGTAATGTTAAGAGCATCAATAACTAAATTATCATCATCTCGTAAATTTTCATTTTGGCTTACCGTTGACATCCGATAATATGTAATTGGTAAACTAAAAAATACATAAAAACCATACTGCCCAACGGGAACGGTCACGTTATCTTTTTGAGTAAAGACCACAATATTAAATGCTGATCCTTGAGAAAATGTAAAGTAATCAGTATTATAATAAACTTGTATGTCATCGACTACCCGAAAAGGAATAGGCAATTCAAATTCTATTCTTACTTTGGAATCATTTGTACTTGGAAAATTATTAATAGTTAAAACAGTGCCATTGTAAATTGAATCTGTTGGCGCTGCATTATTATTTAAATTAGTTCCGTTATAATAAGTTTGATTATCTATTACTCTTGTAAATGCAAAACTTGGAGTACTAAATATATACGTTCCTACCGTATTACTTGTGGCATTATTGTTTAAAATATTTCCACCATAAGCCGAAGCAAAGTTTGTATAGTTCCCTACCGTAATGCCTCTAACTAAAAATTTAAAAGAAGCAAAATAATCAGCTGATAATGAAGCATTGGTCGTAAAAGTAACCGATCTACCATAGATATTTAAATCAAAAATATCAGGCTTGCTAATTAAACTTACATATTCAAAGCCACTTGCTAAATCGTCAAACATTGTTATTGACCCTGAAGTCGCAGCGCCAAAAGTCCGCATTACTATTTCGACCTCACCCGACTGATTTAAATTAAATGCGCCAGGCATTGACTTTGATAATGTCATTTGTGGATATCCATACTGACATGAACCGTATTGATTTGCTACCGATTGACCATTGGCATCTAACCATTCATTGCATAAAGCCGTTGCATTATTGTTAGCGTTATTATCTGCATCAGCTTGACTTATTGTGCTTTGATTAGTACCCGTAAAGAATGGA